CTAAATCTAAATCATCTGGACCACTTGATGCTGGGGCTGAAAAAGCCGCCCCACCATAAGCAAATTGATAATTTGGACCTAATAAAGATCTGCCTGCTTGGTTAGCACCAGGACCCGCATGCAATTGGGAATTAGCAGGTATGTTAAAAGGATATGCTCCTCTTTCTACCCCGGGACCTACAATAGGGAAATTAGGACCTGTTTGGTTTTCCATATCATCAACAGGACCTCCTCCAACTAAGTCAAAAAGTGATTCTAAATTTTTAATTGCCATGATTGTGTTGTTTTGTTATAAATATTAAGCAAATGTAGGACTTGCTTGAAGTGCTTGAGTACCTCCTAATCCTCTACGGCCATTGCCATTAGAAGCTTGGAAAGCATCCCAATTATTTTGAATTACTATAGGTTGTGAAGGAGGTGTTTTATTAATATTAGGTGATACTGCTATACCATCACCAGCAGCAGTAACAGCGGTAGCACCAAATTTATCTGTGATTTTAAAAGGACCACCACCCGGAGGTGCTATACCATCAGCAACTTGTTGTTCTGCGGATCCAATAGATGCATATAATCCTGCTACTCCGGCTGCTGCTAATGCAAATCCTACAGGTCCTAAAGCAAAAGAACTTCCAAATATCTGAGCAACCGCAGTAATTATAGATTTAATTGCTAATGCTCCTAAAATACCAACTAAACTTGATAATAAAAACTTTGATTCTGCAATAAATCCTACAAAATTTCCAAATGCTTCTACTACCGGTATAACTAAACTTGCAATATCTCCTAATACTGTTGCTATTTTTTCTTGGGCTAATGCAAGTTTTTCCTGTGTATCTAATTGTTCTAAACGGTCAGCTAATTCATCTTTACCAAGAGCTCTTAACTCTTTAGCATTCATACCTTGAGTTTCTTGTTTAAAGAGTATATCTGATAGTTTATCAGAACTCATTCCAAAAGCTGCTGCTAATTCTTCTTGTTGAAGAACATTTAATTTAGTAAAATCACTAAAAGATCCGGCTTGATTTGCTAATTCTTTAGCTAAACCTTCTTGATCACCAGCTAGTGATAGTGCTCTTGCTCTTTCTAAATTAAGTTGTTTACCAGTTATTAATTCAGCTTTTAATTCATTTTCTATACTACTTTCAAAGTCAAGTAAAGCTTTTGAACTTGCAACAATATCATCTAATTCAGCACCAAATAATTTAGCTGCTGTGACTGCCTTAGCTATAGCTTCTGGGTTAGCTCCTAAATTAGCTCTTACTTGTCCTGTTACGTTACCTGTGGCTTCTAAAACACCTTTTAGATCTAATGCTACTCCTGCTTGTTGTTGTAAATTATAAGAAGCTGCTAAAGTGTTTTCTTCTACTTCTCTAAAAGTTTCACCTGATCTTTGGGCTTGGAAAGCTAAACTAGCAGCAGCTTCAGCTGATAAACCTACTATTTCTGTCAGTTTTGAAAAAGTAGCAGCTATTTCATTACTAAATTGTACAGATGTACCTAATTGGTCGTTTAATGCTAACTGAGCCTTACCAATTCTTACAGAATTAACAGCTATATCTTCAGCCTGAAAAGCAGCAGCAGCAAATTCTTGTTTTAAAGCTACACCTTCTTCTTTAGATAGATTTAATCTTTTAGCTAAAGCTGTTGTTTCTTTATCTGCCGCCATTAATTGTTTAGTAAAGGCTGCTGCTACTGCTAATCCTGCTTTTTGTAAAGTTGCTTGTCTTTTCTTTTTAGATAATATACTATCTAATACTTTTGAAGATTTATCTTCAGCCCCTGCTGTATCTTCGGCAGCATCAGTTACATCACCCCCTGCTTCGGCTGCATTTTGTAAATTTTGTGCAATGTCAGCAGTTAATTGTGCTGATTTATTAAGAACTATAGCTAATTCATTTAAAGTGCCTTGAAGATCATCAAAAGCTCCTTTTAAATCATCTGCTCCTTCATTTATATCATCAAGTTCTGCCATTTAAATTAACATAGGGTGTTTATTATAAATATAAGAAAATTTATCTTTTATTAATATTAGGCATTTTTGGCATACTAGAAGTAGTATTTGAACCTTCTCTTGCTTTTTGTAACTCTTCGTTTTGTTTTTTATGTAAAACGTCTATTTTACGAATGTGATATCTTCTAATATGGATAGGCATTTGATATACTTCAGAATATATAAAGCCTCCATTTCCATAATAGACTAAATCATGAACTTCTTGATAAACTTGAAGTTTATACTTCGGTGTCAGGCCAAAAAAAGCTGATCCCAATAGGGATCTTAACGCCTTTCACGTCTCCAGCTTCATTTTCCAGATCAAAAGTTAAATCTACATCAGGCTGTATTTCTTTGATATAGGATCTTAATGCTCTAGCATCTCTAGCTAATAAATGCGTATCTACAAATTCTCTTACAGTTTTTCTTTCATAATCACCATCTATAGATAGGATCATATGTTTTAATCTGGTTGTAAGTTCTGGTTTTTCTTTTTGAATTTTTTTAATTCCCTCTAATTCTTTTTGAATTTTTCTTTCATCTCCATGAGATAAAAGTTTAAAAGTAACAGATTTTTTTAAAGTAGGTAAAGTAAATTCAAATTCATTTTTACCTTTTTCTGATAAATGTTCTTCTTTAAGTTCTTTATCAGCTACTTCAGTAAGATCTACTGTATGTTCTTCACCTCCATATTCAAAAGTGTAATCCTTACCATAACCTAATACTCTAGCAGCTACCATAACTGCATTTTTATCACCTATAATTAAATCATTATAATTAATAGGTGTAATAATTAATGATTGTAATAGTTTATCTATTACAGTTCCATTTTTAATATAACTATCGTTAGTAAGAATATCTTCTTCTCTAGCGGTCATATATTTCATTTCAAGTACACCCTTAGCTAATGGATTGTCTTTAGGATATATTAATCCTTTTGAAGGTAATGTAACTTCTTCTGTGGGGAATAGTGATTTATTTTCCATATTGCAACTTTATATGTTTGCATATACATATGTAAAAAAAAGAGGTGCTTGCGCACCTCTTAATTTATTTATGTTAAGAATCTTAGTAATTTAAGATTGCATAATCCATAGCAATTGTTAAGCTAATTTCCATTGGCGTAGATGAAGTCCAATCACCTGATCCAAATTCAGCATTAGTTACATAAGCACCTTTACAAATCCATTCTTCTACTACATCACCAACAGGACCTAAAGTATTAAATCTAATGTCTTTTTTATAAAAATCAGAATATCCATCTCTACCTGTTACTGATTCGTGGTGAAGACGAACCCATTCCATCACTGCCTGGGCTCCTGAAGGAGTTACAGGATCATATAATGTGCAAGTAATAGGGGTCCAGTCGGATTTGCCTTTAACTTTTCTTTTCACGTTAATGTGGTCAAGAACTACTTCTTCTGCAGTGTATTTAGGTTTATCTGCTGATTTAATGAGATATGCAGGAATACCGTCTATGTAAAATATAAATCTATTTTGCAGCTTGGGTTCGTAAGCTGTATAGAACATATCTGCTGAACTTAATATTGCCATTGTGTTGTTATTTTATTATAAATATAATATTCTTAAATTTTTAGTCATTGAATGTAGCACCTGTTGGCTGAATTGTGTAATCTAATATTATAAATTCGGCTGTTTTAGTAGGTTGGATAAATATTTGACCTACTAATTGGTTTCTATCTATTGCTTCAGCAGTATTATTAGTTTCATCCATTACAACTCTAAAGGCAAATAAACCTTGTCTTTGTTGAATTGATTCTAAGAATGGATTTACTGCGTTTAAGAATCTATTTCTAGTTTGGGTCGTATTTTGTTCAAATACTAAGTTTTTAGAGGTATCACCTATAAAGTTTTTAAGAGTAATTAATAATCTTCTAACATTAATACGATCTAAAGCACTGGCTTTTTTCTGTAATGTTTTCTGACCAAATGCTACTGGTCCTACTCTTGGGAATGTAGCAATTGGGTTAACTTTATTATCATATAATTTATCTCTTAAAGCTTGTGTTACTTTAAATTCTGATCTTACAATAGGTAATCCACCTCTATTTAATCCTGCAGGCGCAAAGAATGGGGCAGCTACTCTATCATTAAACGCATATACACCCTGCATTACTGTTGAAGCGGGTGCCCATACGTTTCTACTTAATTCTGTAGATGGAACTTTAACCCACGGCCAGTAAGTACCAGCAAAATTAGTGTTTAAAAGACCTGCTTGAGTATTTACTGTAGTTACGTTAGAGGCATAAGGAACCATATCTGCGATGTAGAAGCAATCACCTCTACCTTCACAAAGTTCTATAGTATCAGCTACTACGCTAGAATAATCAGCATTGTAAACTCCTGGGGTAGTTATAGTACTAAATCTATATTCATCTGTGTTTTTAAGGATATTAATAGCGGTAGTATAATCAGTAGCTGCTAATCCTTGTGCATTTGTAGCAGAAACATTTTCAAAAGATAATAATGCTTCACCAACAGGGAAATTACTTCCTAATGCTCCATGGAAAGAACCACTTTGGGCATTAGGTAAATGGGTACTTAATGAATTTCCACTACTATTAGTTCCTACGGAACCATCATTTAATAAGTAATTAGGGGTTTGTAGGTTAACACTTTTAACTCTTACAAACTTAGATCTGTTAGGATAATCACCAATTATCTTAATAAAGGTTTGTCCTTCTTGAGTTGTAGGTTCAGTTGTTTGGTCACCTATTACTTTAGATATAAAATTATCCGATTTAGGATCTAAACTACACCCTACAAAAGTTTCTAATACAATTTTATTTTGAGTATTATCGTCTCCTCTTCTTATAGTTACATTAAATGTACCTGCAGTTGTGTTAACTCCAGAAATTTCATATCTTAAATTATCAGCAGATCCTGATTTTAATCCACCATCACTAAATTGTACTCCACTATCGGATGCGCCTGTTGAGTTATTTAAAACTATACCTGTACCTAATGTTTCTAGGGTAAACGATACATCTCCTCCGGCGTCAGTACCACCACTTAATGTAAGTACATTATCCGTAATAGTTCCGGATCCGGTTTGAATTACAATTGAGTTACCTGCAGTTCCAGCTACAGATGCTGATATTTTTAAAGTAGTAGTACCATCTGCAACTGTAATACCTGCACCTAAACTATTTCCTGTTCCTATTTTAGCTACTAATTTATCAATCGCAGTTTCAGCACTAGAACCGGTAGCTACGAAAAATACAGGAGAATTATCTTCAGGAATTGCTAATGGGTCAGATGCTATAAATCTAAATTCGGTACCTCCGACTGTTACTTGTAATTCGTCTCCTTCATCTTCAAAGAAATTTGATGCAAAAGTTAATTCTCCCGTAGCAAATCCTGTACTTGCTCCTTGATTAGCTGTAATATTAGTACTTTCTGCGGGTGTAAATGATCCACTACCTACTCTAGTTACTAACATACTATTACCACCATTAGCAAAAAACTTTTGTGCTGCTATGGAAGTAAAAAATTCTAAATTTTCAGAAGCTGATATAAAAGTTGTACCAAACTTATTTTTATAATCAGCAAATGAACTTACTACTGTAGGTCTTTCTACGGGACCTCTTACTGTAGGGCCTATTATTGCCGCCCCCACTTCTACGGGAGCTGGTGTTATGAATGATTGATCAGTTTCTCTTTGAAATACTCCTGGTGATACTATTTGTTCAGCCATTATTTTTTAGATTACGTTGTTGCATATAAATATGGACTTCTCTGTCAAAAACATTAACAGGGTATGAGCCAGTAATAAATATCTAAAAAATAACTAAAACAAAAATTAGTTTATTCTACTGGAGTAATAGTACCCTCATCTAAATCAACATTGCCCTTACCATACTTTTCATAAAGTTCTGAGGAGATTTTTTGTTCTTCTTGAGAAAGTTTTTGTAGTTCTTCCTGAAGGGTAATTTTTTGGAATTCTAAGTTATCTTCAGCTAATCCTATTTGTCCTCTTTGAAATGTAAGATTATTAACTTTAACTCTTAACTCTTTAAGGGTTTCTAACTCTTGGGGGTCTAGGGTTTTTGATTCTTTTATTGCCATAACTTTTAAATTTTTATGTTTGAATATACATATATGTTTAGATTAAGAAACCGTATTAATTTCTTCTATATTAGCCAAAGTTATTGTATTAAAACTTGTAATACTTGCTTTGGCTATAGTATTAAGGCTAGTTAAGTTAGCTGGGCCAGAAACACCCTCTACATAATCTATTTCTGGATCTGACGATGTACCACTAAAATCTGCTGTTCTTATATCAATAAGATTGCTAGGTGTGCCGGTGGGTTCACTATTAGTAAAATCGTGGGCATGGCTAATAAGTGCTAATATAAATTCATCATTTGCACCTATATCATTTAAAGCATCACTATTTAAAGCAATGCTTATTCTATCCCCACCACTACTAGATCCAAGATCAATTTCAGCAGTATATGGGGTACTAATATCTATATTGTCAAAGTCAGAAGATTGTAATTGTCCGCTATTTGTGAAAGCGTCAGATTTTACTGCTATTAAATTTGCTTGATCTGCAGTACCTGCTAAGCTTGTCTGTAAGGTGAATTTAAAGTTAGCAGAACTAGGGGCTACACTAATTCCAGAAGTATTATAACGAAAAAATAGTCTATGGATTCTTACAGTATTACCCCCACCTCTTGAGCTAAATCTAACTATTCCTGCATCTGCACTAGTATCAGTTGTTGTACCAACAGTACCAGTGGTTGCACTTCTAGCAGAACTATATGCAACGTTGCCAGTAAATATATCTGCATCTGAGGATTGGGCAAAAATACTAGGCATTAGTACTGTTTTTTAGGTAAGTAATATGTTGTATGATTGAAATAATCATTTGTAGGGGGATTTACATTTATGGCTTCATAACTAACCCCCTCTATATTATGGATATTTGATTCTTCTGAGTTATTGTTCCACCAAGTAGCTTTAGCATTAGCTTTTACTAGATTAGGTAATTCAACTCCAAATTGATTCCAATCATCGTCCCCAAAAGTATCATAAAATATACCATCATAAGTAGACAAATTATTTCTTACATCATACCAGCTACCAGTTATAATATTTACATTAGGTTTATTACTAGCCCATGCTTGTGCTCTAGGGATTATTTCGGGGTGGTTTTCAACTATAGTATGTGAATTAATAGAATGTGAATGCATGTAACCTGCCGATATACCCATACCAAATCCTATCTCTAAAATATCACCCCCATTTTGACAAATAAACGCAGCTGAAGCAGACATTAAAGAATCTTCCCAATCCATCATAACTTCTCTATCTCCACCATATACACTATCGTTATAGTAGATTTTATCAGATTCAAATGTTAAAGTTTGATTAATATAAACCATTAAGCATGTATAATAAAGTCATTAGATGGATTGAAGTAAACTAAGTCAGTTCCATATTGGTAACCTACTATTCTTACAACATCCCCAGTACCATTAGGGGCAGTAGATTGGATTCTACCTACAGTTGTGCTTACATAAACAGGATTTCCAATTCCTGCTCCTGGATCTGTAAATGGATTTACAAATCCTCTTAAACACATACCATCAGTAGAAGAATTAGTACCAACAGCAACTGCTAATGAGGATGTAGCCGTTCCTGCTGCATCCGCATCTGCAAACGCCCAAGTGCCATCTGGTTTTAAATAATATAAACCACCAGCTGTAGTGCTAGTACCACCAAATTTAACAATATCTCCAAATGCGCTATTAGTAGCTAATGCTGTAGAACCTGTATCATATATATTTTGGTGGACACTTTCTATAATACTACCCGTATTTGGGTTTAGTGTTAACATTAATGTGTCAGTTTCATCTCCTTCACCTGCATTTTTATCGGCCCTAAACTCGATTTTAGTACCACTATTAGGATCATTACTGTGGTCTTCAGTTGCTATAAATTTAATATCAGCAGAATCATTAGTATCACCATCATTAGTTGCAAGGCTTATTTTTCCCATAGTTTGGTCCTTTACTATAGAACTATCTGAACACCTTAAAGATAAAGTAGCTGTTGTATTATTTACTCTTACGTCTCCGCTAAATAAGTTTGTACCTCCTAAGGTAAGTCTAGTAGTACCATTACCTTTAATATCTCTATTTACAACATTAATATCATTACAAGTTAAATCTCCATCCTCATCTACACTAAATTCTTCTACTCCAGCTGATCCTACTAGTGATATTAAGGTTTCATTTGAAGCCGCACCTGTTTTAGTAATTAATAATTTACTTGAGGTAATCTCATTACCTATTATAGTACCACTTGCACTTATATCACCTGATGATGTTATATTACCTAATGTTTGTAATGAACTTGAATAGGTTCCCGCTGGTATAGTAGCTGTAGCTGTTACATTAGTTAAACCACTGCCATCACCCGCAAATGATGAAGCTGAAATAAATCCACTTGCACTTATATTACTTGTAAAGATTGCTTTACCTGCATCTGACATGTCTAATGTAAGGGCAGTAATAGTAGAAGAATCATCAACTCCTCTAAATACTATATCTTTATTATTAGTAGCAGATTTTATAACAAAATTAGAAGAATCTCTTTTAAATCTACCAAATTCTGTTCCTCCATCTTTTAATAGAATATCAGCACCATCTGCATCAATTGTAAGATCACCAGGAGCACTTAATTCTGATGTTATAATTTTTTCACTAGCACTCACAGCAGATGCAGTTACAGCTCCTGTAAGTGCTTTAAATACATCACCTACGTTTACGGCTTTTGTTTGTTGGGGAGATGATCCAGGATCAGTAACAGTAAATAAAAAATGTCCATTAGATCCAGGATCTTCAACTGTTGCTTTAAAAAATGCATTAGCTACAAATGAAACATTAGTATTATTAAATGTAGTAGTACTAGCATCAACTGTAATAACTGCGGAATTATTTCTATATAGCTTAAAATCAGTACCATTGTGTTCAAATAAATTACCAGCATTAGTTCCTGCTACATCACCTCCATCACTACCAGAAGTAATTTTAAGTGATTGAACATTACGAATTAAGAACTCATTAGGAGAGATAGCGTTATTAAAATCTACTAATTCTACATTACCAATTTTTACCATATTATGGTGGTTACTATCTGCCATAGCACCTGATACTATTAAACCAGAACCCGTAATATGAAAGTTATTTACCCCTGCAGTATCAAAACCAACGATATGTGTTCCTACTTCAATGTGTGAATTTTGGGGACCATCAATAGATAAGCCATTTCCGGTAAATGAATCAGCAGTAATAGTTCCACTTGAACTTATGATTGAAGCTGTTAATTGGGTAACAGCAATATTAGCGGCTAAAGCATCCGAATCTACTCCACCATCTTTTATTGATATTGTTCGTGCAGCACTGCCATTAAATGTTGTGCCTGAATTAAGTTGTAAAGTTGCATTATCAACTGTTAAAGCGTTTGTAGTAGTACCTATATTCCCTGTATTTGTAGTGATTCTTGAGGATAAACTTGCACTTGTAGCTTCATTTGCCGTTACTCTAGTACTAAAAGAAGCACTTGTAGCTTCGTTAGCTGTTATTCGCGTACTAAATGAAGCACTAGCTGCCGTGAATGATCCCGAAATTCTTACTTTTGTTAATCCTTTAACTGTTGCGATTTCAGCAAGTTCAGAATCCATTAAAGCACCAGCAGATGTTACATTAGAAGTATTGGCAGTTAATTTGGCATCATTAGCTGTTACTCGCGTACTAAACGAAGAACTGGCTGCTGTAAATGCCCCCGAAATATTTGTTGCAATTTGGGCTGAACTAGATATTGCTGTTGAACCTTTTAATATATTTGCAACTGTTGCAGAATTACCTAATGTAATTGCACCTGCACCTCCAATTGTAATTGCATCTTCAGTTAATTTAGCAATTGGAATTGCATCATTACCAAGTCTAGTAATTACTGCAGTCGCTAAGGTACTTGAAACCGCCCCTGCACTTAAAGTCGCAGCAAATAACTGTCCACTTGAACTTATATTACCTGAAGCTGTTATGTTTCCATTAAATGTATGAGTATCGGTAGAAGCATCACCAAATATATTTGATCCTTCGGTTTGAACTATTGAAGAAGTTACTATAGATGACGTAATGCTAGTTACGGTTAAGCTAGTTGCCTCTATAGTTCTAAATGTTACATCATCAGATGAACCAAACTGTGCTGAAGATGAAATTATACCAGCAGCATTAATTACACTTGTAACTGCTGCATCCGTATAGCTAACTTTTGCATCATTTGCCGTTACCCTAGTACTAAAAGAAGCACTTGTAGCTTCATTAGCAGTAACACGTGTGCTAAATGATGCACTTGTAGCTTCATTTGCTGTTACTCTAGTACTAAAAGAAGCACTAGCCGCCGTGAATGAACCAGATATTCTTGTTTTTGTTAATCCTTTAACTGTCGCAATTTCTGCGAGTTCTGAATCCATTAATGCGCCCGCCGAAGTTACGTTTGAAGTGTTTGCAGTTAATTTAGCATCGTTTGCAGTTACCCTTGTGCTAAATGAAGCACTGGCTGCTGTAAACGAACCACTTATATCCGAAGAGATTTGGGCAGAAGATGAAATTATACCTGCAGCATTAATTACATTTGTTACAGCAGCGTCTGTATAGCTAACTTTTGCATCATTTGCTGTTACCCTAGTACTGAATGATGCACTGGCAGCTGTAAATGAACCCGATATACTAGATGCGATTTGAGCCGAAGATGATATTAATGTTTTACCTGATAATGTATTAAAGCTTGAATTTAAAGCAGATACATCAACACCATCTACATTACCTACGCTAGTAATAGCGTTACCACCCATGTTTAAGTTTTGAGTAGCTGTGTGATTACCTAAATTATCACCACCCGCAACAGCTGCTGCTAAAGATGCTGATACATTATTAAATCCTGGGATTTTTAAAGTTGAGGATATACTTAAACTACCCGTTATTTGGGAGTCCTCTAAGGCTATTAGCCCTTTTCTTGCTATAAATTCGTTTGCCATACTAGTCCTTTTTCACTGTCCAAAGGGGTTCAGATATAAATATTAAAGCTTTTTAACAAATGCTTTAAAAGTATAACCACTTCCACTTGCTATTTTAACTTCAACATTAGCTCCGTTAACAGCTGTTTCAAAGAATGGTATACTTGTTTCACTTCCTAAAGTAGGAGTTGATGTATCTGTAAAGTCTGTATTGCCATTATGGTGTATTACCATGCATTGGCCTGCACGAGCACCGGAGGGGGCAGAAAATAAAGTATAATCGTATATAGCGCCGTTATTTGACGAAGTATTAAATGTATCTACATT